GTGACATGACAGTTCAAGAAAGAATTGCTCAAAACCTAAAAGAACGCGGTGTTGAGTTTGACGCAAGCAACGGTCAAGAAGTTTCTTTTTCAACCGACCCTGTTGAAGCAGAAGTTGTAGAAGACTAAAATGGTTGCCATTGAGATGTCTTGTGCTTGTGGGGCTTCGCTAAGCCTTACAGGAGACAAAGAAGAGACTGAACAACTATGGCATCTCACACATAGGTTTACCAACGCTCATACAGTTTGTGGCTTCATTGATGCTCCTGCTGTAGATAAAGAGCGACGTGTTCCTATGAAAAAGCACTTCTTCAAGCCGATAATTGAGGACGATGAAGAGTAAAATAAAAGCATGAACCGCAACGATGCTTTAACGCGAGTGGTTGGCTCAGTAAACATTTCTGAGGCAACCACTTCGTATTTTTCTAACCCTGAAAACGAGTTAGACCCTATTTTATTCCAAGGACAGACTGTAAAGCCATGGATTCGTAACAGTCTTTTAAGAATGATAAAAGATTGCTTAGACACAACTTATAGGTCACAAGAATCTTGGGCAACTGCGTGGTTAGCAGGTTCAGGTGTTTCTTACCAATGGAAAGTGCAACGTTCACCTGCAGACCTTGATGTATTAATCGGCGTGGATTATTTAACCTTTCGACGAAGTAATCCTGAATACACGCAGTTATCTGATACTGAAATTAGCAAGATGATAAACGATGACTTTCGCACCAAACTTATGCCCAACACTAAAAATTGGGAAGGCTATGAAGTCACCTTCTACGTAAACCCTGGTGCTACAGACATTCGTGTTATCAAACCTTATGCTGCTTACGATTTAACACATAGTGAGTGGACAGTGCACCCTGACCCACAAGCACAACCAAAAAGTAATAGAGCATGGGAAGACGCAACACTTCGGGATAAACAAAAAGCCGTTGAGTTAGTCTCTAGGTATTCAACTGCAACTACAACATTACAAGCAGCCACTAACCCTGCTTCTCGAAGAAACGCTGAGTCACAATTACTTACTGTTTTAGAACAAGCATCTGCTTTGTGGGATGACATCCACAGTAGTAGAAAGAAAGCCTTTTCTGAAGCAGGAGAAGGCTACGGAGATTTCTACAACTACCGATGGCAGGCAGGAAAAAAACTGGGGACTATTGCAGTTCTTCGCGTTATGAAAGATTACCTAGATTCTTTTAAAGAAACCGATGAGTTAGAAACTTACGGCGTAACACTTCCAGATACACAAACACTTATTCGTAGAGCAGCGACATACAGAACAGGCAGATAACTTGAACATACTCGTAGCATTAGAAGGTGTATTAAGTTCGGATAACAGTGATAACCCAAGCAGAGTCGGTGCTATGGTTTATTACGGATTTAAACCTGCTCATAGAGTTGCAATTTTTACTTCTTGGAGTAAACCTCAAGCAGAGCATTGGCTAAACGTAAATGGGTTTGTTGGTTATGACGAACTCATTGACAACACCTATGACCTTATTGGTGATGAGTTGGCTCAACGCCAAATTACCGTTGCACGGTCAAGACAACAGGTAGAACTCTTGGTCACTGGTGACCCAAAGTTGGCAGCATGGGCATTTGAGCAAGGGCTACCTTCTTTAGTATTAGCCCACCCAGACACAATGCTTGTGCAAAATCGTCCCGATGCCCCAAAGAAGATGCGGGCTTGGACAGACATTGAAGACGTAATCACCAAAAGAAACATCAAGCGTTCTTTAGACATGTCTAAAGACGATGATGGTGCTCTTTTTAGATTTGATGACTAATTATGAACATTATCTACGGGGGCACCGAAGTTGGCAGCAACCGAACGCTGCTCGAATCCATGGGTGTTACCCGCATGGCACTTTCTTTTTACGCTTTAAAGAAGCGTGGATTACCCCAAAAGAAGTTATGGCTAGTCTCTGAGCACTTCCTACCTACACTAGACATCTTGGTAGATTCTGGCATTGCCCAGGCTGAACGTGATGGGCTGTCTAAAGAGGAACTAACTTCTTTAGGGGCTGAATACCAAGAGTTTGTCGCCAATAACCTGGATTCTATTCTGGGGTTTGTTGAAGCAGACTCTCAGACCCTAGGGTTAGATTGGATTCTCCAAGAGCGGGCTTCCTTTGAGCATGACCCTAAATTGTGGGTTGTATGGCATGACTCCTACGGGCTTCCAACCCTGCGAGAATGGGCTAGACGTTACTCAAATATCGCCATACCCCACGCCACTATTGAAGCCTCTACGAGCCTTGCAGGGGTTACTAGAGGGCTGTCTAGCCAGTATGGGACGAAGTTCCACGCCCTAGGCTCAGCCAAGCCTGATAACCTTCGTCAGATACCGTTTACAACCGCTACGACCCTATCGTGGCTATCTCCCATGAGAAATGGGGAGACCATAATTTGGGACGGAACTAAAATAGTTCGGTATCCCAAGAAGATGATGGGGCAAGCGAGAAAACGCTACTCGTCAGTAATAGCCAAGGCTAATTTAGACTACGATGCGTTCTTAAAGAACAATGGGGTGGAATCCTCTAAGGTTGCAGTCTGGTCATACCAACAGTTGGAGAAATCAATGGACAAGAAACGCCCCGACCTTCACATAATTGAGGGGGGAAAAGAGCCTCTGTTATCTGATAACAGTGAGACACCCCTACTAAGCACTTTCGCGGAAACATGGGGTCACCCTTCTGATAACAGTGACCTAGAGATGCGGAAAGATTCTGCGGTAGAAGAGCCTAAAAAGTTGATTGAAAGAGACCCTGAAGAGGTCACAAGCCTACCTGTCTTTGGCTACAAGATGAAGACGATTGTAGACACAGATGACGAGGGAAATGACGTTCTAAAAGAAGTCCCTCTAGTCCAAACTACTGGCACTTCTTTACGCCAATGTGACACCTGTTTTGTTGCTTCGAACTGCCCAGCCTTCAAACCACAGAACTCCTGTGCCTTTAACCTACCTGTTGCTATTCAGACTAAAGAACAGTTAAAAGCCCTATTAAATGCCGTTATAGAGATGCAAGGAGCACGAGTTGCCTTCTCTCGGTTTGCAGAAGAGTTAAACGGAGGTTACCCTGACCCCAATACTTCGCAAGAGATTGACCGCCTTTTCAAGTTAGTAAAGGGTATGAAAGAGTTGGAAGAGAACCGCGAGTTCATTAGAATTACAGCAGAACGACAGTCTTCAGGAGGGGTGCTTTCAGCCATTTTTGGAGACCGAGCACAGGCACTAAAAGACCTTCCAAATGGGGGTTTGAACGAAGCAGAAACTACGAAAATCATTCAACAAAGCCTAGAGTAGTTATCTGATAACAGCAGGTGGAGAGACGTGGAACAAGGTGGGGGAAAATGGAGGCTTATTGTCAGGTGCATTAACATGATTTACCCAGCAAACTTCTACCTCTAATCTTCCTAAATCTTCCCTCCCGAAAGGTCTTTCAATGTCATTTTTGTCTTTTAATCTTAACGAGGATTTTGTCTCAGGCTTCCGCTCAAAGAAGCCTCCTTTTGGCTACACCGATGCTGCTGGTAATTCTGTCGGGGAGATAACCTTCTTAAGAACCTATAGCCGTCTCAAAGAGGACGGAACTAAGGAGACTTGGGTTGACGTTTGTGAGCGTGTAATCAATGGAATGTATTCCCTACAGAAAGACCACGCTAAATCCCAGCGTCTACCTTGGAATGACTCCAAGGCTCAGTCTTCGGCAAAAGAAGCCTTCGAACGTCTTTTTGAATTAAAGTGGACTCCACCTGGTCGAGGACTTTGGGTAATGGGAACTTCTTTAGTAAACAAGCACCGCAACTCAGCAGCACTACAAAACTGTGCTTTTGTCTCTACCGTCGAAATGACCAAAAACAACCCCGCCAAACCTTTTGCTTTCCTCATGGAGGCTTCAATGCTAGGCGTGGGTGTGGGCTTTGACGATAAGGGAGCGGACAAAGACTTCACTATCTATGAGCCTTCTAAAGCAGAGGCTAACTTTCAAACCTACGTAATCCCTGATACTCGTGAAGGCTGGGTCGAGTCTGTAACTCTTCTTTTGAACTCCTACTTAAAGGCTGACCAACCACGTTGGATTTTTGACTACTCTCTGATTCGCCCTGCAGGTGCACCTATCAAAATCTTTGGTGGCACTGCTGCTGGACATGAACCTCTTTTGAGACTGCACGATTACCTTTATAAGATGTTTGAAAATCGGGCTGGTGAAAAGGTCACTCGTAAGGACATAGCAGACATTGGAAACCTTATTGGAGTCTGTGTTGTTTCAGGCAACGTCCGTCGTTCCGCAGAACTTCTTATTGGACGTATTGATGATGAAGATTTCCTAAACCTAAAGAACGCAGATGTCTACCCTGAGCGTAACTCCTATGACCCTAAGAATCCTGGTTGGGCTTGGATGTCGAACAACTCTGTAGAAGCAACTGTTGGCTCTGATTACTCTAAAATTGTTGACGGCATTATTCTTAATGGAGAACCAGGAATTGTTTGGCTAGATGTTTCAAGAAAATACGGAAGACTTGCTGACCCTATCAATAACAAAGACCACCGTATCGCTGGCTACAACCCTTGTGCAGAGCAAAGCCTAGAGTCTTTTGAATGTTGCACCTTGGTGGAGACGTATCTCAACCGCCACAAAAATAAAGAAGACTTCTTAAGAACTCTAAAGTTTGCTTACCTATACGCAAAGACCGTAACTCTTCTTCCTACACACTGGGAAGAGACCAACGCAATCATGCAACGCAATCGTCGCATTGGAACTTCAGTTTCAGGCATGGCTAACTTTGCTGACAATAAAGGCTTACCTGTTTTGCGTGATTGGCTTAACGAAGGCTACAAACTTGTGAAGAGTTACGACAGCACTTACTCAGAATGGCTTGGTGTTCGTGAGTCAATCAAGATGACAACGGTAAAGCCTTCAGGAACAGTTTCAATCCTTGCTGGAGAATCTCCAGGAGTTCACTGGGCTTCAGGTGGTAAGTTCTTTAACAGAGCAATTCGCTTTGCTAACTCTGACCCAATGCTTCCTCTTTTCAAAATGGCTCAGTATCGAGTTGAGCCTGCTTCTGAATCTCCTGAAACAACTTCTGTTGTCTTCTTCCCGATTAAGACAGAGGCTAAGCGTGCTGAAAAAGAAGTTTCAATCTACGAAAAAATGGACTTAGCAGCAACTGCTCAGTTCTACTGGAGCGATAACTCTGTATCAGTTACAGTAACTTTCGACCCTGAAAAAGAAAGTAAAGAGATTGGAACGGCTTTAAGAATGTTTGAGGGAAGAATGAAAACTGTTTCGTTCTTGCCGATGGGTAACGCTGTGTATCCACAAATGCCTTACACGCAGATTACTGAACAAGAATACGAAGATGCAACTATGAAGTTGTTCCCTATTGACCTTGAAGGTGTTTATGCAGGTATGGCTTCAGACGCTATCGGTGAGGCTTACTGCACTACAGATGCTTGTGAAGTTAAACTTATAAAAGAAGGTTAATTACTTCTTTTTGTTTTTAGGTGCTGGAGTTCTGGCACGCTTTTTAGCAAGTTGTGCTTTTTGGGCTGCAGCAGTTCTATCTTTACTTGCTTTGGCTTCTGCTTCACGCTTTTTTGCTGCGTCATTAACTTCTTGCATAGGTATAAGTTCACGAGAGGCTTTGATAATGTGAGGCTTGTTGTTTACAGTTGCTGTAACAATAGTTATCTTGTGGTCAGGGTTTTGTGGGTGTCTTCCAGTATGACGTGTTTGTCCATTACCTAGGTCTGTTTTAGTTCCTCGCTGAACTACGTAGTTTGCTTCGTCAGGAGTTGGTTTGTTCTCAGTTGCCATAAGAAAATGATACAAAAAAACCCCCCACAGCAGTTGCTGTAGGGGGTTTTTTTACTTACCTAATCGTGTTTTTGCTTCGTTAGACTTAATACTGGAGTATCCAGTCTTCTTTTTATTCATACTTCCTGGAACTTTGCCACCAGGACCTTTATGATTGGCTTTACGAACTTCAAGACTTGCTTGTATTTTATCTAGGTGTTTGCCCATGTTTATTTCCTCCTCATAGTTGTAGGTTACAGCAAAAAGCCTTCTGCTATCAACACAGAAGGCTCTTTACTTACTGCTTGTATTACTTCGGAAACTTCTTTAGCCATTCTTGTGCACGAGGGGTCATACCCTTCCATGCAGACCAATCAGTTCCGCCCTTGCTCATGTAATAAGCAATTTGGGCATTTGTCACAGGGTCTAACAACAATGCGTTAGATACCATGCCGAACTTCTCCCTGCGTGAGTCTCCTACTTCTTCAATCATGTTTATCTGAAAGATTCCGTAAGAGTTATCTCCTGTCTTCTCGTTGCCGTTGTAGGCATGAGAACGACAGTTGCTTTCACGCATGACGATAGCCCATGCTTGTTCTAAGGCTTTGCCTTTGAACCCAACTTCTTTTAAAAGCCCTTTACATTCTACGTGAGAGAGTTTTACCTTGTTACGGTAGTTCTCTAACTTGTCTGAAGGGGCTTTTATTTTTAGTTCTTTTTCGACTGAGGATTGGAGTAAAGGAACTGGCTGTGCCTCTACTGCTTCTGTGGGAATTGTTCCTAGGGCTTTTGCTACAACAAAGCCACTACAAAACAATGCCCCTGCTACTGTCATAATTGCTATTGCAATTACTTTCTTTCCACGTTGTGTTAGTCGCATAGTTTCTCACCTTTCTCCCAACAGATACTCGTCCGCAAGTTCCCCTGCTTTCGACTGCTGGTGACGGATACGGTGTAAATACCGCTCCGTAGTTGTGATTGACTGATGACCCAAACGTTCCTTAACCTCATGCACATCAACACCCTTCTTTAACAGTTGAGTGGCGTTTGCATGTCTTAAGTCGTGCGTTTTTGGATACCAACCAATACCTGACTTTTCTATGGCTTCGTTCCAAATGGTTCTCCACTTGGTTCGACTGAGGTGACCTGAGCCGATACTTTGGCTAAGGCTGTCTCTGCCTTTTGATTTGTCCTTTCTGTATTGTTTGCGATAATCCTTTATCGCTTGTTTACACAGGTCACACCTGCACTTTCCCACGTTGTAAGCGTAAGGAGTTGCATGGTTGAAGACCCTACCTTTGACAGTAAAGGTCTCGTTAGTTCTTATGGAAGAACTACCTGCATGAATTAGTTTACCAACTTCGATGGTGTTATTGCCAAACAAGAGGTCATTATTAGATAACTTTTTATCTGCTATAAAGGCTTTTAACGTCTTTAAGAGAGTTGTGCTAATAACTACTGTTCTTTTATGATTGTTTTTAGTTGTATGCACTACTAAAAAACGCGACCCATTATTTGCATCTTTACCAATGTCGCATACAGTTCTACGAATGTAAACTTCTTTAGACTTAAAGTTAAAGTCTTTCACCCGTAACTCTGTTGCTTCTCCAAAGCGACAGCCTGTTGCAATTAAAAACTGAGCAAACAACTTTGCTCCGTCTGTAGGCAACTTGGCAACTATTTGCTTGAAGTCGTCAGGCTCTAACGTAATGAATGGGTCAGTCTGAGGCACTTTCACCCTAACCCCATGCGTAGGGTTTGCCACCATTCGCTCATCTTGAACAAGCGGACGGAAAGCAGACCCCAAGGCAATCTTCACATGGAGAACGGTGGAAAGGCTTACGCCTTCTTGAATTAGTTTTTCAAAAAGGCTACGAACATCACGTTTTGTTATAGACAAGACCTGCTTATTTCCTAAAGAAGGAATGACATACTTCTTTAACGAAGTCTTGTAGGTTTTTTTAGTTATTAAGCGAACATCTGTTCTAATCAACCATTCCTCTAGGTATGCCTCTAAGGTTTGGTTAGATTCTGACTCATCAACTGACAGCCCACCTTCCGCAAGAATTGCAGAGGATAAGGCTTTGGCTCTTGAGTCAAACGTGCCTGCGGACACTACGCGATTATTTTTGTTGCGGAAGTAACCTGTGTGACGTTTATTTCGGGTAATTACATAAGCCATACACTTGCTCCTCTCTCGTTTAGTAAGTGTTAGTTATCTTGTTTTTGAGGCAACCTTCTTCTGCTTTGAACCCAAGCCTCTGCGGTTTCCGATTTCCACACAGGAGTCCTCCCGAAGTAAGTATCGGGTTTGGGAAGGGTGTTTAAGTTTCGATAGAGATAGTTCTTTAACGTGTTCTGACTTATCCCTGCTTTTTCTGCCAAGTCTTTTTGAGTTA